ACGGATCAGAGCTGTTGTCAGCATGTAGTGGACAGTACGTTAACCGGCAGACAGATGGCTTCGCCTGTTGAGAATCATTTGCAATAGCTGCGACTGCCGCTCGCGCTACGCGCTCGCTCCGCCAGACGTGCAGGTTGGCGCAGTGTCACACAGCATAGCACCGTACAAAGGAAGCGAGCGCAGCGAGCGGACACTAAAAAAACTGACACCCCATGGGGGTATTGCGAACAATTCTCAATAAGATATAGGCTTCACAAATTTTTGTCATTTTTTGAGACCGTATATTCTACGATTTCACCAGTTTCCGCCAGTAACTGCAGTTGAAAAGTGTCGGGACCGGTTTCAACCAGCCCAACGACAAGCATATTAAGTAAAAACATGTGTTTAGCAGAACATAGCTGCATAAATAGTAGGAAATTCCTGTTCAATCAAGTCTTTAACTTGATCTGCGATAAGTTTATGTTCATATTGGGTACCATTACCGCATCTAAGGTCACAATAATGCAACCAAGAGCGCAGGGTACCGTTCATATAGAGTTTAGTAGGTGTTGAGAGGGGTAAAACGTCTCTAGCACACTCTTTAGCTACACCTGCTTGCAACATCTCATTATACAAGCTCTCACTAAGCTCAAACAGGCTATTAATTTTAATATTAAAGTCATCTACTGTACCTTGATCTAAGTCAGCAATACTATTCTGCCTATTCTTAGTATCTTGACGACGGAGAGCCGGTATAAAGGCAGGTTCCGCCACTTGAGCGTATCTTTGGGAAAACTCTTGGAAGCTAAAGGATCTGTGACGTAGTATTTGAGCAGCAACACTTCGGGTTGTCTCAATCTGTACGCACATATTCACCATTTCAAAAGGTGACCAATGTTTATGTTTAATCAAGTATCTAATCAAACGTTCTGACTCTGGGTTAGTTTGATTATTAGGATTAGATACTCTAGCCATATACGCTATAAGTTGTTCAGCATCTGGGGTGGTGTGTACTAATGATACTGTATGATACATGTAAGAGGTGGTTAACGTAGTTGGTGGTAGTATTTATAAGATGAGTACGGAAACGAATCATCAGATAAAAGAAGGAAGGAGTGTCGTTAGACACGAGTTCCTTCCTTCGCAGGAGTCGGGTCCACCCTTCCCTTCTCCTGTATAGGTCCGCCATCGCTCAAACCCAGGTAGGGACTGAGTTTTTACCACCATCTTTAGCTTGTTGTCTTTGCTCGTAATTCATACCCAAAACCATATGATTTGCAGAGGCTTGAGGGTCTTCAATAAACTCTGCTAACATTTGATTCCACTCCATACGTTTACGTTCTTTAATTGCTTCCTGGGCAGAGATACCCATAGCATCTGTAAAGTATTTAACACCTTGAGCTAAACAATCAATTCTGTCGTCGTCGCATCTTTGATTAGTTTGTTGGAGATGTTTGCGGAACAACTCGCTAACAATACCGTCGCCAAAGTTAGTTTCAATAACAAGCTTAGATACTTCATACTTTTTACAACCTTTTAAAATGTCCAATAATGTTTTGTCTGAGTATCCATCTCGGTAAGCACGCATTTCGTGCAAGTACAGGATACCGTTACGTTGGGAGAGATAAGCTGCTGTTGTTTCATCCGATCCACGACCCGATGGGTCAACACTGCAGATTGTCTCTGAGTAAGAGTCCCAGTCTCCCTGTAACTGCATTGGACTGTAGAAATAATCTCCAGGTAGTCCGACAGTGGGGAGTTCCTTGATAACGTTTTTTGGGTCTGAGCACCAGATGACGGACTCAGGAGCAGACTTAGGGTTAACAGAGGTAACGATAAGGTCAGCACATTTGAGAGGAAATTTGTCAGCATCACTAAGGGAGGTATCGAGCATGAACTGCAACATAAAGTTGCTACGACCCATTGACGCTTCACGTTCAATCAGGTCTTCGTTATCAAAACGGTCATCTGTAACATCCCACTTATTAGCACCACTTTCGATGTCTTCAACCAGCTGAGGGGCTAGAAGTCCTTCGTAGTTTGATGTTTTACGTGGGTACCGAGCAGGCCACACAAAAGGCTTGTATGACCGCTCAGCAAGCCGTTTATAAACGGTAAAGGTAGTTTGAGGGGTACCCAAGTACATGATACGGGAGTCTTCTTTTGGTGTAAGGATAGACTCAGCTTCAGTACATAGTTGTAGTAGTTTTTCCCTCATCATTTCTGTCATCGAGTTACCAGGAACTTCGATATCGTCAAGGATCATTAAGTCAGCACGGCTACCAGTAAGTTGACCAGTGATTCCCACTGATTTAACAGACGGAGCTTGGTGTGGACTGCAATTAATGTCGAATGATACACGGGACCAACGGGAGTCATCAGATTTAGGGCGCAGATGCACCAACCATGGTGTTTCAATAATCAGCTTTTGTAGAAAGATGGACATGTTATCGGCACGTTCTTTAGATGCCGAAATAATCATTATCTTTTTTTCAGCGTCATTAAAAAGCGTCCACAAAACAAAGG